AAGCACCTCGCAAGCCTACAGTCGTAGAGCTTGGCGATGACGCAACAGATTAAGAGATATATAATGGCTAAAATGAACGATATTGAATTTCAAAGCATTGTTCGCAATGAAATTGAGCAGTCTATAGGGCATTACGATACGGAGTACTCTCAAGACCGTATTGACGCCATGGACTACTATTTAGGTGAGCCGTTTGGCAATGAGCAGCCTAATCGTTCTCAAGTTGTTAGCACAGAAGTAAGTGATACTATCGAGCATATCATGCCAAGCCTGATGCGTATCTTTACGCAGTCGGATGACTATGTGAGCTTCACGCCACATGGCCCAGAGGACATCGCATCCGCACAGCAAGCCAGTGACTATGTGAACTGGATTATCAATACAGATAACCGTGGCTTTGAAGTCATGCACAACTGGTTCAAGGATGCACTTATCCTGAAAGCTGGTGTGGTAAAAACAAATTGGGAAGAGTCTACCGAAGTTACGACAGAAGAGTATGAAGGCTTGAACGACGAAGAGCTTACAATTCTTTTGGCAGACGAAGAGATTGAAATTGTCGAGCAGGATGTAAGTATTGTCGGTGAAGATATGATGCTTCCTGATGGCAACATACTCCCTGCTCCAATGATGTACGATATTAAACTGCGCCGCACGAAAACAGATGGACGGGTAAACGTAGAGAATGTGCCGCCAGAAGAGTTCTTGATTGAAGCCCGCGCTAAGTCCATCGAGGACGCTAATTTTGTAGCGCACCGCACTAACATGTCTGTTAGCGATTTGGTTGCTATGGGTTACGACCGAGATGAGGTTGAGCAGTATGCTGGAACATCTGACCTAGAGACATCCGAAGAACGCACAAGCCGCTTCGAGGATATCGAAACTGGCTCCAGCCACGACAGCCTAGACCCAGTCATGCGTGATGTCTTGGTGACAGAATCCTACATTAAATCTGATTACGATGGTGACGGAATTGCAGAGTTGCGCCGCGTCATTACGGTTGGCAACTCCTATCATGTTCTTGAAAACGAAGAGTGCGACATTGTTCCGTTCTCCTTGCTTTCTCCAGTGCTGATGCCACACCGTGCTATCGGGCGCTCGATTGCCGAGCTTGTGATGGATGTGCAGCTAATTAAGTCAACACTGATGCGTCAGTTGTTGGACAACATTTACAACACAAACAATGCCCGTGTGGTTGCTGTTGAGGGTCAGGTAAATCTTGACGACCTGATGACCAACCGCCCCGCAGGTATTGTGCGTGTGCGTCAAGCTGGTGCAGTGCAACCCCTACAGGTTTCAGACGTGTCGTCGTCTGTGTTCCCTGCTTTGAACTACATGGACAGTGTCCGCGAGCAACGCACAGGAATCAACAAGCAGTCTATGGGTCTTGACGCTGACGCTTTGCAGTCCACTACCGCTACTGCCGTGGCCGCTATGCAGTCTGCCCAACAGGGCAAGATTGAAATGATTGCTCGTGTGTTTGCAGAAACTGGCGTACGCCGCTTGTTCCGCAACATCCTGCATCTTGTTACAAAGTACCAAAACAAAGAAAAAATTATTCGTTTGAATAATAACTTTGTTCCTATTGACCCGCGTGAGTGGGCGCACATGTATGATGTGCAAATTAACGTAGGCTTGGGTACTGCACAGAAAGACCAGCAGATTGCTTTCCTAATGCAAACCGCTGCGAAGCAAGAGCAAACATTGATGCAAATGGGTATGGACAACCCTCTGGTTACCATGTCCCAGTATCGCAATACGCTTGCTAAGATTACTGAGCTATCTGGCTTTAAAGATGCAAGTCAATTCTGGTCTTCCCCGCAAGAGATTGAGGCTAAGATGCAGCAGCAAGCGCAAGCTGCTCAGCAGAGGGGTAATCAGCCAACTCCAGAAATGCAAATGGAGATGCAAAAAGCCCAGCAAGACATCGAGCTTAAGAAACAGAAAATGCAAATGGAATTTGAACTTGAGCGCGAGAAGATGGCAGCAGAGCTTGAGTTGCGCCGTCAAGAGCTTGAGTTTGAACGCCAGCTTCGCATCGAAAAATTACGTTCAGATATCGAAACATCAGTAAACCTGCCGAGGGTTTAATATGGCTTTGCCACCGCAGATGACGCAAGAGGAGCTTGAGGAGCTGATGAATGTCGCTAACCCCCTAGCGTCATCTGTTGCTTTTGTCCCGCCAAATCCAATTTACCACAGTAACGTTGCTTCTGTGCCGTCTGCTAGTGTTGCAGCGCCCGATATGCCTCTTGGAGACATTTTAGGAAGTGACATTACATATTTTAAGCGTCCAGAAAACATTAGCTACGGTATGGAAAACTTACCTCTTTGGATGCAGGATTTCACACAAGTAAGCCCAACATCATACGCTCCATCTCAGGGAGTGTTCAACGCGGCGCCTATACTTGAGTCTATTCAGGCAACTATGCCCCAAGACTACATGACAGAGTATAAGCCGCTAGAGCAAGCATTTCAGGAAAGCATCTCTATTGACCCCACTTGGTTTGGCGGAGAGTATCGCTCTGGAATTTACATGCCAACACAGACCATGCCTGAAAGGGCCGATGAGGGGTCATTCGATATAGCAGGGGCTTTAGCTGCGTCTGAAGCCTTGAGAAAACTCTACCCGTATGCGGAAGATGCTGCCAAAGCAGTCTACGACCCTGTCGAGGAATTTGTGCAGCAAAATGTTCTTGAGCCTACGGAAGAAGCTATTCAGCAGAAAGTGTTAGACCCTGCTGAGGACGCCTTCAAGGTAGTCGCTGACCCTATTGAAGAGGGGGTGCAGCAAGCCATTCTCGACCCTATAGAAGACATTGCGAAAATACCTCTTAAAGCTGCTGACGAAGTTCTTGGCGTGACCGATAAACTGGAGTCTGTAAAAGAGACTATTATCGACCCTCTTGTAGAAAAAATAAAAATCAACGAAGAGGAAAAACCAGACGGCCAAGACTCTATTTTTGACGGGGTAAAAAACGCTGCGAAAGTTGCTGCAGAAGCAGTAGCCGAAACCGACAACATGATTAAAAATCCTCTAGGCCAAAACTCGGAAGACGCAGTTGATGCAATTAATGAGCTTGGCGACCTAGCTGGTGTTGGCGGCGAGGACGGAAGAGTTATTCCTCCAGTTGTGGCCGAGGGTCTAGTTGCGGCTGGCAACTTGGCCGCTATGTCTAAAGCATTTGAAGACCCGTCTGCGGCTAACTTAGCTAACGCATATGCTGCGGCAGATGACCTAACTATGAACTACACAGAGGTTGGTGGTCTCCCTGCTGGTGAAGCTATAGGCGATATAGGAACAGTTCTGACGGGTATTAAAGTACTTGAAGAGGGTGTCAATAGCCCAGCAGATGCGATTGCTCTTGCAAAGGCTACGCAAACAATAGGTTCGCTTACTGGCTCCACCGCAACATTTGACGCTGGAGCATCGGTGGCCAGCTTCTTAAAGCCAATCGGAACGATGACAACCGCAATGGCCGTTATGGATACGGCTGTTAGTTTGTGGCAAGGTAGTGCAGCTGGAAACTATCCAAACTCGTCTGGTTCTGTTTCATTTGAAAATGGACAATTTACGGCTGGAGGGTTCAGTGGGGGAGATGGCGCAAACTCAGATTGGGGCAGGGCGGCTTCCGAGGCATCCGCATCTATATTGAACAGCTTTGTGAGAGATGGGTTTGTAGTTGATGAGGCAAAAGCTCAACAAGTATTAAATAGCGGTGTTGGAAATATTGCCTCTAACTCTTACTATAGTAGTAAAAATAATCGTTCAGCCAATCCGCAAGAGGTTATTTACGAGCTTATGAAGTCTGGTGCAATTACACCAACAGAAAATACTTCTGAAAACATTATCAAAAGCAACAAAAACTTTAATAACTATATTAAAGGCAAATTAAAATCTGCTCAAAACAGTATGGCCAACAGACTTCTTAATATGACTGAGGGTAAAGTCTCTCAATCACCGCCAGTTCCGTTTACAAGTTCATCCGCAGCCGAGAGTTACATAAACCGTTACGGCGAGAAGAAGACCACAGGGTTTTATGGAAACAACTTGCAAACAGCCATCACTTCTTTCGAGCTGGGCAAAAAAGTTGACGGAAACCAGTTCTTAAATAAAAGCATACTTACAATTAACGGAGACTCTACAACTGGAGTAATTTCAAAGTTTGATGAGTTTGGAAAAAGGTTTGGGCCTCAAGAGACCGTCAACACCAAATATATTCACCGTTTAAATGAAAACAAAAACTATAGTGGTTATTACGACTATAATCCTAGATATGACAAAGACTTTAATCTTTACAGTAAATACGATGAATATATGAGGGGTTCCCGTTTTTATCGCTATCCCTCATTTTTGTACGGGGGTAAACAATCTGGAACATCTGCTTACGGCAAAGACGCAAAGTTGTATATGAGTAAGCCACATTGGGAAGAAACCTTTACTGGAAGTTTTTAAGAAAATAATCATTTTGCTTAAAAAACATTGTGTGGTAATTTTGCAACAGTATAGGAGACTGTTTTGAGTGAAGGGAAGTTAATGGCTGAACAAGCCAGAGGGGAGCGAGCAGCGGCGCTGTTGCGTGACCCGTTAATTACAGAAGCGTTTGACGCACTTGAGGAAAAGTATGTCAGCGGTTGGAAAGATTCCTCGTCAACAGAAGGACGAGAAACGCTCTTTCAGATGTACCAAGCACTAATGGTGGTGCGCGGCCATTTGACGGAAGTTGTCGAGACAGGCAACTTAGCGAAACTGGAAATTAACTTCCAGAATAAATCTAAGAGGAGATAAAGAATGGCTGATGAAACTACAAC